TTATCGGGCGGTCAATTACAGATCTGGTGTTCATCTGACTGATCTGAGTATGAGGGATGCTAATATCGTAAGAGAGAGTCTGTACTCTATCCATGGGTTTGACTAAATTGTGAGTAACTAGAGGATTGGAGTAGTTATTATGGGGCGCCTCACCTATATAACTTAAAAAGTTATGCCCAGATGGCCCTACGAAGAGTCCTTCCGCATTGTAAATAATTCTCGACATTATTCTCCATCATACTTACTGCAGTATAGTATACCAGCGAGAAAATCGTCCACCTGATGTTCGTAAGCGATAGACTGAATCTCTTTTACTCTTTCCTCGTTTCTGTCAGTCGGTTCGGCCGCATATCTTCCAGCTTTAGCTAACCAGTTTTCCGGGTCCTCGTTATGAATAACTATATTAGAAATCTGTTGAGCAATTTCTTTTTGCGTCTTATTAAGGCGCTTGCGATTATGCAATTGCCTTAACGCTGATTCGACTTCAATATTAAGCTTATCCGCTAGATTTAGATTATCTTGAATTCTTGATAGACTGAACTTAGCCGAGGCTTTTAAACCTATTGGGTTCTTCTTATCGGTTTCTTTTGGCCTACCGGTTCCCTGCGGCCTTCCCTTTTGTTGGGGCACAGGCTTTTTGTTATTTTGATTAGGCGTTTCTTTAGGGACTTCGATTTGCTTATTGCCCAAAACCGGCTCGTATAAGCCTTCGTCTCTGAGCGATTTAAACCTTTCTTGAGACTCTAACGATTCTTCTGTAGTTGGCATGCGTCCGGACTCTATAGCCTGAATCCCTTCTTCAGGGGTCAAAACTCCCAGTTCTATTAGCCTGCTGTATACTCTAGCGTAAACAGAATTGTCTCTTAAATCTAAATCTTCAAAATGAGGAGTCGGGTAGTTTTTGAAACCCATCTCTTTAGACAGTCTCTTAATTTCTGGAGTTAAGAAATCATTAATGAAAACTTTTCGACCTTCGTTGAGCCTTTCCATAAAGACTTGAACTTTGATACTTGAGTTTGCAAATTTTTCATCGCTCAAGAGAATATTATTCAAACCCATTTGAATATCATGATTGACTACTTCATATTTCTTGGGGTCCAGAATGCCAGCGATGTCGGGTATTACGAATTTGGCTTGAGTTGTATAATCGGAAATCAAAACTCTACCGACAGACTCGTTTTCAAAAAGCTTCTGCATGGCAAGAAGGTTCTTCTGGTTAACCCCGCCTTTCTCGGGCTCGGAGCCCATTGTCACCAATAAGATAGCTTGGTTCGTAGTGCGAGTTAAGGCCATGTCCATTTTTTTCATCTCCTGCTTCCAGTTGATGTCTTCTAAAACAGGGTAACCCATCGGGACAGCGAAAGGTTCATAGTCTTGTTTCTTGTAGAAGACCGCTGTCATTTTTTCAACAGGAAGAGGAATAGACACAGCGCTATTGGCGGGCTTTCTCTTTTCTCCTTTAATCTTCTTTATAGTTTCTGGGTCGAGGTTCTCTAAGACTTGAACATCTTCTTCTGTCTTGGGATTGCGCAACCTTTCCAACTCGTAATCAGTTAATATTTTTCTAAATTCTCCTGAAGTAAAAGTGATGTTTCCTGTGATTTGAATATCGGCAGGGTTTAGAATGATATACCTTGCGGGTAAAGAGTAGGAAGCGTCCGAAACCAAGCCAAAAGTTTGAGTCATCTTCGTGATATCTTCTTGCGAAAGACTAGCGTCAAACCTATGGATGAAAACGTTACCTGATCTGTAATACTCGCGAAAAAACTTACTTTGCAAATTATTAATGTTTATCTTTTTAAGTAAAGCGTTAAAAAAATCTTTAGACTTCTTGCTTCCTCCCGTAAGATATAGATTACTCATGGAAAATTCTGTCATGAGATCTATAGTATTTCTAAAGACTGAAAAGTTATAATAGGCCTTCTGGCAAAGCACTATGGTGTCCCTTATATCAAGACTAGAGTTACTGGAAACCCCTTGGGTATAGCGAAATGGGATAATACCGTCTTCGATATTCGAGTACCTGTCGGTTCTTTCTATTGACCCAGCCTTGTTGCGCCGCGTCCTAGTAGAAGCAAAAGACTCCTGAAACCCTTCTCCGGCCATTAAGGGCTCTTTAAGAGAATTTTCTTCCTTAGTTTTTCTTGTTACGGCCATATTTAATTTAAAATTACACTTAATTAATCATTCTTGGAACAAAAGTGAAGTTAGCTTCTTCAACTTTTATACTTCTAAGATCATTATAGGCTCTTACAGCCCAATTGCCTAGCATTAATGTCGTATAATTATCCCTTCTGGCTCTGTTTGCAGAATTACTTCGACGAAGATGCTGGGGAAGGTCGAAGGTTTGTGTTCCTTTGGCCGTCGACCTTACCTCGATTAAAGCGCATTGCTTCTTAGTTTGGTAAATTAGATCGTCTTGAGTCTCGATTAATTCCCCTATATCGTTAAAGGGGGTGAGGTTGATCGGGATCTTTAATGATGTAGCTCTTGAAAAGAAGCTTCCGAACGCTGAAGTCCTTGAGGCAAAAAATATTTTTTTATGATCAATACAAGACTGCAAGTATTCGTTAGCATTTCTTAAGAAGTCAGAACTAAAAATCTGCCTAAAGCAAACAACATTGTCTTTAGGGCTATATTGCCTTTTAACCGATCTTAGCTCTTTTTCATATTCAATACCTTCTTTTTCGGTATTAAAATCAAAAAACTTAATTTTTAACTTAGCTTCTCTAAATAACTCCGATTCATTTGCTCCATCAATAAATTGATACCCGGCGTTATCAATTATAATCAGTTTAATATTAAAGTTCTTGTATACGTAAAATAAATACTTGATATGATCCTTTAAGTTTCCTCCCGCCACTGCATAAGAATGAACCAATGTATAAGACGTTTCATCTAATTCCAGTATAGACATTGCGAAATAATCTGAACTCGGGCTATTACTAAAACTTGGGTCAATCGCTAGAATGTACTCCTTGTCGGGGCTCCCGGCTATTCTTGAATGCGGAGCTTCTCCGTCGGGCACTGTGCATTCGTACATTTTTTTCGCGCTAAAATAACTGTCGCTCCCATCAGTAAATTGAGCGCAGTATTCCCGCTGAAAAGAAGAAGTGGACGCGCCACCAGCTTGAGCTTCTTCAATAATCGTTTCATCAATCATATCTGTGGGAATAGATTCGTAGCCCATTTGAGATATGAAATACTTAGAGTCCTGAATGTCGTCCGAATAAATATTCCCCATCCACTCTTTATATGTTTTATATAAATTTTCGAAGCTATAACTAGCAGAAGACAAAGCTATCATTTTTGATTTATTCTCAAAAACCATACGATCTTTTTCCCCCATCTTTCCGGCCTTAATCAACGAGTCCTCTATTTCCCTAACTCTTATTCTTTCCGCCATGTCTTGAGGGGCAACCAAGAAAGGCATAAGGACTGTTTTAATAGTTTCTTCGGGAAGTAAAAGATACTCGTCAAGTACCAGAACGTTTGCTCGAAATCCACGAATCTTTTCTCCGCTCAAAGGTATAGCTGTTACGCTTCCTCCGTTAATTCTCCACTCAAACTGATCATTACGTTTAGACTTTGCTCCGAAAGCCTGCGCTAGCAATTCAGCCCCTTTAGTCTCCACTATTTTTTCTAGATTCTGGAAAATAAATCTAGCAGTACGAAACGTTGGACCAGCTACAAGGATTTTTGTATTCGGTTCAAATATGCATTGAAGAAAACAATAAATAGACGCGATAAAAGTTTTCCCGCATCCGCGTCCCCAAACGCACATATTAAAATTCCTATTAAAAAAACCTTTAAGAGTAACTTCTTGATATGGCGCCAGTTTTATTCCGGAAATCAACTCTACCGTAAATCCTAAGTTAGCCCTTAGAAATTTTGCTAGCGTTATCTTCGCCTGCTTGGATTCGAGCTCTCCTTTTAAATCCAGCAATTCTAGATTAGTGTCGTTTACGACTCGGTTATACTTTTCGTGAGTGTACCACATATTTAATCATTCACAACAGTTTCGAGTCATATGCGTATTGCAGATCTACTTTTGCATATTCGCAATTACTAAAAAATATCCTTTTCATCACTCTTATAGACTCTTGTCTATCTTTGACAAAGAGAAACTGTATGTTGGGGTACTCTTGAATTACGGTTCTTATATTATGAAAAATATGTTGCGGGTTAGTTCTTATGTTTTTATAGGTTCTTTTAAGCTTGTGAAACATTAAACTCGCATTATAATCGCTCTCCACAAGAACAATCAAATTAGCGTTTTCCGTTTCAGCTCTTTCTATTTCATCACAGAACCTTTCATATCCGCCGCTCAAAGTACCGATTAAATCTTGAATAGATTTTCTTTCTATATAACAATTACAAGTCAAGTCCTTGTCGCTGAAGGCATAGTCTCCATACTTCAAACCCTTAACCTCTGTAGGATAGTCGTCAATTTCCAAAGGACGCTGTTCCCTTGTGTCTATATAAATTTTCCCCCCTTCATATTTTTCCGGGGAAAATTCCAATGGTTCAGAAATAGTTTTGTATTTTGTAGAAAGTCCAACTTCTTCGCATATTTTATTATAGTCTCCAAATACTTTTTGGTAATAAGTCACAGAAGGGCTCATTAAGGACCTCAGTTCAACTTGGCATGGGGCGAATTCTAGATCTTTCTTTTCTTTTCTGTTGATGAGGAAGTTTTTAAAATACGTTTTAGCGGTTTCTGGGGCAACGTGAGCCATCCATTTTTTCAGGTTGGTTTTATTATTAAACTCTGAAGCGAAATAATTATCCTTGTTCGTAAAGTTTATTAGTTTGTTGTCGTACCTATCTCTTCTAGGGAAATATTTATAATAATACTCTTTGATTTTGAGCTTGTGAGCTTTTAGGTGAGCGTGGAGACTCCTGTCTGACTTAAAGCTTTTTCCGCATTCTCGACAAGTAGAAAGCATAATAATTTTAACCATTTAATACCTCCTCTTCCGTTAGGCCCATAATCCTACATTTAATTTCATCCATACTGGAAAGATTGTCCACTTCTTCTTTTAGCGCCTTTTTTCTTATTTCAGCAAGTTTGATCATTTTATGCCTAGATTCTTCATCTCTCCACATTTCAACAAGGTTTAAAATTGAAGCGTTTTCCTTGATCTGTTTGCTGAGCCTCTGGCTTCGTTTTTCTTTAAGTTCGTTTAAGAGTTTCGTTTGTCGATTTACGCATTGGTTGTATTCTGTTTGAGCAGTGTTAATTGATTCGACTAAGCTCATCGCCATCTTTTTCCCTTCGGTCTCTTCGGCCGCTTGATCGAGTAATTCTTGAAGCCTCTCTACTCTTATTTGAATATTAGATGCAATAACAACTTCTGCGGACAGAACTATGTATTGATCAACCTCCTCTTGCGTTAGATCTGGTTTGTCGTGAGTATATCTAACGAAACTACTTTCGAAAAGCTCCCGGTTACATTTAGAGGTATAGTTAGATATTTGATGCAAAAATCTGTAAGTATGCATGTACGCTATAAGCCTAGAAATATTTTTTTTATCTGAAGTTTTAAGGTTATTTCTATCTATACCTTCGTGGACATATTTATTAACTCTCGAAACAGCTTTAGTTTCGTTCTTCGGGGGCGAATAGTCGCTAGGGGAAACTTCTTTTATTATTTCTGATAAAACAACTTTACTGTCAATAGTCTTAACGAATTCGCTACAAGCCCGAAATCTCATGTCTGAGGGGTTTATTTTCTCGCCGAACAAAGAAGAGCTCATATCGGAGATTTTCATTGTCGAACAATTGTTATACAGAAAGTCTCTTTCCTCTTGAGTCAGTTCGTAGGCCTCTTTTCTGTCGGACGTTGCGACGGTTTTTTTTCCTTTCGAAGCTAAGTGCTTTTTTATTGCTCTGCCGTAGATGCTTCTACCGTCCCTAAATTTTTCATCAATATCAGGAAATACTAAAGCTACCAGCTCTTTTATTGCTGTTATACCTTTGTTTTCGTAAAAGCCGTCAACCGAGGCTTCTTCTTCTTTGCTAAGAAGGATTTCTTCTTTCTTTTTCATATATGCATATCCTCCGATACTATTTCTTTGGCTTTTTCTATAATGGATTTTTTTATGTTTTTGATTTGTTTGTATCCGGGGCTTCTGTTTTTTTCCGAGGTTTTATATCCTAGCATTTTCGCTACTTCTTGTTCTGATTTTCTTTTTAAAAAAAGGTTTTGGTAGACTATCCATTCGTTTTCTTTTAGTTTTTCTTTGAGGCGCGCGTTTAGTTTTTCTAATACTGTATCGAAATCAAATTCCTGTAGTTGCATATTTTCAGTTTCATGCTCTACCGATTCCAGAGGCGAAGGGAGCTTGGTCAGATACGCGGCTTTTTTTGTTTTCTCCCATTGAGCAAATAGCGGACAAGCAAAACTTTGGGTTCCGTAGATGTAGCATAGAGAATCGGACTCTGCGGCTGCGCATTTTAAACAAGGTCTACAGTAATTTCCATAATTGTTTCTGATCAAATTTTTAATTTGATTAGAGATAAGAGTATTTATCCAAGGAGCTAAAGCTTTAGACTGATTATATAAATGCCACTTTTTAAAAATATGAATTCTAATTATCTGAGAAACATCATCAAAATCCATCCAAGAAAGAGCAGTTAGGTTCCATCTACTTTTTCTTTTCCTTATTTCTGAGTCAATTTGCTCTATGCAATCTTCAAATTTAAGCTTCTTTTTTCTCGGCATCCTAAGACTTCTTTATGCTCCCTGCATCGCTTAAGAAGTCCTCCTCAATATTCCCCTTATTATAACTAGGATCTCTCTCTCTAGACCCTTCCGCTTGTTCCTCTGTCGCGCTTCCTATGATATCCCCCAGCTTATGAACATTCGCGGAAGAGGTTTTCAGATCGAATTCCAACAAATCGATCCCCACCTCAAAGAACTCTTCGTCATCTTCTATCTGCGCTTTAGCTTCAACAGGTTTGGCTACAATTCGCTTTTTCTTTACACCGGACGGAACTGAGGCGCTCATATAAGACTTACCGCAGTTAGCGCAAAATTTTGGCTTCTGCATGGAGTACGAATGTCCGGATCCACATTTACTGCAATATAGTTTCATAAATGAATTTACACTATATATTCTATGGTAAAAAAAACTTTTTTCTAAAAAAAAGTGTGTAATCTTTTAAGATATGGAAAACGTCAAGTTCAAAAATTCGGACGGAGTGGAATACGAGCTAATATGGAGAAAGCCCCATTATACTTATAACGCAGACGGTTTATGCCACTCTCCGGATATGGACAATCCTAAGATCCTAGTAGACCCAAAGCTTAAGAAAAGAAGGAAATTAAGCACTTTAATAGAAGAAGTGACTCACGCTTTCTTTTGGGACAAGTCCGAGAAAGAGGTTGGAAAGTTCTCCTCTGTCCTAGCTGGATTAATTAATAAACAGATTAAGTAATATTCACTTTGGAGAGTTTTGATACGATAAACTTAGTTAATTCTGACCTTACGATATCTTCTTCGCTGAATTCGAAAGTATGGATTCCCTTCTCTTTACTCTCTTTGTTGTCGAAAACGTGATAGATTTTCTCGAAGCCTCCTCGGTTTCCGTTTTTTAAATCTGTCTGCATAGGATCAGCTGTTATAACACATCTAGAATACTTACCGATACGAGTCAAAACCGTAACTATTTCCCGAAAAGAGCTATTTTGAGCCTCGTCAAGCAATATAGCTTTTCCATTCCAGCTCATGCCTCTGGCAAAATTAACCGGATGAATAGAGACTCTTCTTTCCTTTTGAAGTTTTTTTACTGTTTCTTCGCTTAGTAATTCGTCTAATTTATCCATAAATGGTAAATTATAATAATGGAGCTTTTCGTCAGCGTCTCCGGGAAGAAAGCCTAGTCTGGCATCAGAACTCTCTACCGCAGAGCGCATATAAAGAATATCTGAGACCTTACTTTGATTTAAGAGGTTTAAAGCCGCATATACTGATATTAGAGTTTTAGAACTTCCTGCGGGACCTTTACATAAAATAAGCCTAGTAGATTTGTCTAATGCAACTTCTAAAAAACTCTTTTGTTTGTTTGTCCAAGGTAATTCTTCTATGAAAAAGTTATCCTTTGGTTTAATTGGGTCTCTTTGGTGAATTTTGATTTTTCCGTTTGTAACTTCGAGAGAATCAAAGTCTCCCGCGCTTTTTACTTTAGGCATCTTCATGTTATACACTATTTTAAGTGTAAATACCTATGAGGATTATGAACGAAATCACAAATGCAGCGCCTCAAGTCGTTAACTTATTAAGCCAAGGAGTAACTACAGAACAAGCGGAAAAA